GCAGGTGCTCCAGACAGGGTTCTTCCTATAGCACCGATCTGAACTGTCTGCTGAATGGCTATAGACCGCAACTGCGACATTCTACTCTATTAAAAAGATTAAAAAATACTATGAACGTCGAGAACTTTTTTGACGATGCGCGGTACTCGAGAGTTCCTTGTCTTGATCCGGACCCAAAGGAGTTCCCTCTGTACTACAAAGCACGCAAATACGAGTATCTCCTGAACCCCGGAGAAAGGCTATTTATACCGACCGGTTGGTTCCACTTTGTAGATTCTAGAGAGTTGGATCCCAACGCTGGTATGAATATAGCCGTGAACTTTTGGTTCAACTCGAGGGCCAATGAAAGCCTTCCGAGGGTAAAACGACACGCCATCACGACCGAAGATGTCTTCAGGGAGTTGAGAAAGAAAGACATTAGGTGTCTCCGGTCTTACAACGGAATCTTTCCATCTATAACTATTCAGCACCATTTTCCGGATATGAAGATCAAGTTTGAAAACATGCCTTTTGACGACTTTCTCGAACTCAATAACCCTCAGTACTACATAGCTCAGAACAAGCTTGAGAATTCTGATCTAAAAATAGATGAGATCTTTGACGAGTCACTGAGCAAGAATGTATGGTTCAACAGGGGGCCATGTACGACCCTGATGCACCATGATGGTCAGGACAACTGGCTCTGTCAAGTGATTGGCAAAAAGCGAGTGATTCTCTTCGCACCTTCAGAGCAACCGAACCTGTACACGTTCAATCCGTACCCCTCGTACCTTCTTCAACAACTCAGGGCGCGCGTTTATAATAACTCATCTTTCCTTAATTTTGATAATCAGATACCGGGTGATATTGTGAATCGAATTCTATCAAGCTTAGAAGACACTACAGAGAAAAGGACCATTATAAACGATCAGGAACTCCAAGACATATTCAGGAGGGTCTATATGCTCTACGAGAATCACCTACAAAAATCAGGGTGTATGATTCACCCAGAAGTTGTTGCTCCAAATGTAACCTTTAGAATCTTTCGAACAGGGTGCAATTCAATATCACTCAATACGTCAGACCTCAACTACAACTTTATATTTTGCTTGAGAAATGGAGACGTGAGCATAGGACGGTACAATTTATCTATCAAACAAGGAGACATTCTAGCCTGCCCAGCAACCTTCGAGTACCCCATAACAATGTCAGGTTCAGGTGTGTATATTTTACCTACAAAAGAAAATGTCACAACTGTAGAAGATGGACCTAGTGTTTGAGTATTCACACGCTTTGTCACCAGAGTTTTGCAGACAGATTGTAGACCAGTTTAATTCCGAGCCCCGAGTCAAGACGTTTCCAAGTGAAAGCTTCATACACGTGTCTCGGTTTCTAGAATGGGACGACGTTATGAAAGAGCTCAAGCAAAAGTTGCCAGACTTTATTGACGTTTTCAGGAGGCACTGGTTGTCAAAATGGCCAGAGCAGCAGTTCAATTACAACATAATAAACGATGAGTCTGTGTTTGTGCGCAAGCTGAATACCCAGGGAGGTATATGGGAGTGTCCTTACTTTGTCGAGAATGAGCTGGAACGATTCATAGCCTTTTTCGTGTACCTGAGTGACGAGGGTGAAACTGATTTCATTCATAAAAAGGTCAAGGCCAAGACGGGGAAGCTCGTCATCTTTCCAGCGACGTGGCATGACGTGTACACTCACATAAATTGTGAGAACCGGTACATGCTTACAGGCTTCTTCTACAGAGCGCTGCCAAAATGCTAATAATAAAACCCTTTGCAAAGGTAAAATGGACCTCGTGTTTTCGGTTCCAAATCACCTAAGTGAGGATTTGTGTAATGAAATTATCCGGAGATTTGAAGAAGATCCGGATAAGTTCCCTGGTCAGGCGGGTGGGCGTTTCCAGCCCCACGTGAAGATATCAATCGATTTGGGAATCATGCCCCATGAGCGCTGGGCGGACATTGTGCTTCAGCTCCAAGAAAGACTCTATGATGCCTACCAAAAGTACGATGAATTTCTAAAAAGCAAGTTTCTAGGCTATGACCTCTCAAAGTCTATCAATAACACAGGGTTCCAGATTCAGAAAATGGGATCATACACGTGGCACGAGGATTCCAATTTTCTCAATGGATACGTTCGAACGACGACGTTTATATGGTACCTGAACGATGTACCCATAGAAGGGGGTACAGGGTTCTACTACAAGACGGAGAAACCCGAGATGGGCAAACTCGTCATCTTTCCAGGAACGTGGCCATACGTTCACTGTGGCTTCCCTACTGAGAACAAGTACCTAGTTACTGGGTGGACGTGGGAGAAAGTTGGTCAATAACAAGACCGTTTGAAGTTTGCGTGAAAGTTATCGTATTGTCTGGAGGGTTTATGACGAATGAGTTACTGACTGAATTCGAGTAAATAAGAAAAACGTTTGAGTGAATGTTTAAAAGGTCTAGAGATGGAAAAGGACCATCTGGAACAAGAGTTCTTGGAAAGGACACTATAGTGTTGAGAACAGAACCCTGAGTAGAAACCGGAAACCAATCGTCTCGAGGAGTAACTCCATTGCTCGTCCAGAAGAGTTCCCGGTACGACAAGGTCCCACATGCGACGCACGTTTCCGTCACTTGAGGAAATGATGTTCGGCCGTTGACCGTCATGGCCCCTGTTAACATATCAAGGTGTGCCATATATACACTCTGTCTAGGAAACTTTTTTAATATTAAATCCCGACGTCACGTTTTCAATGTATACAGAGGTGTTTCCACCCAAGTTTGAACCGCTGCACAACACGATGGAGTTGCTGGACGTGTTCGAGTATACGGCGAAACGATCGTGCCCGACACCCACAGCCGTAAGCTGAGGATACGGTCCCTCCGTAACGTACAAATAAGGGAACTTCAGTGTTACTATAGATCCCTTGAAAACTCTATAACTTGCGGGGAACCAATCATCCTTGGGTGTTACGTTTGCGCTTAGATTGAAAAGGTCCGAATAAGAAATTTGGCCGCACAACTTGCACGTCGTATCACAAAAGACGTTGGCCGTCTGACCGTTTACAGTCAACGTCCCATTTGTCATATCCAGATGAGCCATTAATTGTGACACAGAAAAAGTCTGTTGAGGTCGAGACGCGTCAGGTGAAGTTCACAGGGTCCGAGCACGTAATCCTGATAGAGTATCTGTCACTGTTCAGAACTTTCTTTATTCCGTGCCAAATGGACACGTTGAAAAAGATCATACGCCCCACCTTTGGGCGAATAAGGACGCCCTCTTTTGTGTAAAACTCACCGTTTTCAAAATCATCGTTCAGGTATATGACGGCGTTATAGACCATCGAGTGACACCCACACCTTTTTGGCTCCCAGTTATGGATGTGTAGTTCGGAATCATCATGTGTTGTAGAAATCCTTGTGAACAGTAAAGATTGAATACCGACAACCGCTCCGAAGTTTTCACGCAAACAACTCTTGACCTTTTCTTCCAGTTGCTTGTCTTCTATTCGTAAAGGGCCTAATGTCAGTTTATCTTTGTACTTTTGTATGTACCCGGCACACGTCTGAGCGTCCAAAAAGTCATCCATCATAAAGACCTTTTCGTAGAACACAGTCGGTCGTTTCCACCAAAAGATGAGAGTGTATCGGTCACACCCAAGAACCTTCTTGACCCCGTGCACAACGGTCGAACCGTTGAAGAAGGTAAGGGCACCAGTCTTTGGTTTATAGGTCACACCCTTTTCGGTATAAAATTCACCACCCTCAAAGGCGTCGTTCAAGTAAATGAGACTGTTAAAGTCCGTGTTCTCACGGCCGTTATCAATGTGCTTGTGAAGTCCCGTATCGTAATTTTGGGGCCAAATTTGAATCTGAGCCTGACTACACTCGAGTCGACACGAGAATTTTTGTTTCAAAAATGAAGTGACCTTTTGGACTATGGGATCATCCGTAATATCTATAGTACGTTTCGGCCAGTTGGTCATACTGTCACTGTGACTCTTGTGTTTGTCCCAATGGTTCTGTATCCTGTCTATATACGGCTGACACTCGGGCGCTCCGAGAAAGTCCTCGAACAAAAAGACGGTATCGTCCGTGTCCATTGGTACTCAAAGCGACTATTAATAACTCCGTCTGGCGCGTCGAGTACAGAACTTTAATGTAAATCTATATCAGGAATGCCCACCATCACGAATTATGGTGATGTCATCAACACTGGAAACGTTCAAACACAAGGGACGGGTGCCTCGGTTTTTTCAGGCTCTGTTCAGGTGACGAGCGGGATCATAGCAGGATCCCTTGCTTCTCAAACTGGTATACAGTACGGTGCTACCTCGGCCATCCAAGGTGGGTCCGCCGTGTTCGCCCAGACGGCCCAGGTCCAAGGAGTGCTCGGAGGGTCTCAAGCTCAGTTTTCAGGAGGTCTCGTGTACGGAGCCACCTCGGCTATACAGGGAGGGTCGGCCGTGTTCGCTCAAACTGTTCAGGGGAGTTCGATCGCCTCCCAAGCAGGTATAACCTACGGAACTACATCAGCGCTTCAAGGCGGGTCGGCGGCCTTTGCACAGACCGTACAATCTGGAGCTCTTACGGCCTCTTCGTTGACTTCCCAGACGGGTATAATATACGGTGCCACGTCTGCACTTCAGGGTGGTTCGGTCGTGTTCTCTCAAACCGCTCAGGTTCAAGGAACGCTCGGAGGGTCCCAGGCTCAGTTTTCGGGCGCTATAGGGTACGGTGCTACGTCAGCGCTTCAGGGCGGGTCGGCGGCCTTTGCACAGACTGCTCAAGTCACAGGAGCTCTCACAGCGGGGTCAGTGGCGGCTCAAGCGGGTATAACTTACGGTGCCACATCAGCAATTCAGGGAGGAACCGGTGTTTTTGCCCAGACTGTACAGGCAGGTTCAGTGACGTCACAAGGAGGTATAATCTACGGTGCTACGTCAGCGCTTCAGGGCGGGTCGGCCACTTTTGCACAGGCTCTGAGCACACAGAACATTCAGGGATCGGGCATCTCACAGTCGGCAGGGACGGGGTCAGCGACTGTCGCGGCGAGCACTGCGCTTGCCTACGCCATTCAACAGACGCTTGGTGCGACCCAAACAACTCTTTCACAGACGCAGGGAACGCTCGGAGCGACCCAACAGACGCTCGGTGGGACGCAACAACAGCTTGTTGGTACGCAACAAGTCCTGAGTCAGACGCAGGGAACAGTTGGGACACACTCACAGCAAATAGGAACCATGCAAGGACAGATTACCGCAACTCAACAAGGTCTCGGATCAACTCAACAGACACTTGGAGGGACTCAACAGTACCTTAATCAGACGGTAGGAGCTCTTCAGGGGACTCAACAAACGCTCGGTGCAACGCAGCAACAAGTGAATAACAAACTGCCTAGTCAGGGTGGCCAGGCTGGAAGTCTATCAAATTACGGAGATTTTAACAACTATCAGGGAAGTATTTATTGCGTCAACGGCGATGTCGTGGCGTTTTCTTCAGATGATCGTCTCAAGAATAGGATAACGAATATTCAGCAAGCCCTTGGAAAGGTCAACACACTGAACGGCTTCATATATACGTTCAATGATCTCGCCAAGAAGTTTGGGTTTAAAGATGAAAAGGAACAGGTGGGTCTAAGCGCCCAAGAGGTTCAGAAGGTTCTGCCCCAGGTTGTGAAACAAGCTCCTTTTGATATCCATCTTCAGACTGGAAACAACTATATTACTATTCAGTACGAAAAGGTCGTTCCTTTGCTTGTAGAGGCGATCAAGGAACTCACAGTGCGCGTGGAAATCCTCGAGGCTCAAGAAAAGTTGAGGAACTGAGTGATGGCGAATCTCCCCTGACCAGAGACGAGCTTCACCTCGTGTTCGGTACACGAAGGAAAGATGAGCATACAGTTATTCTCAATAGGAACGCAAAAGTCCCCAAAGTACAGATCACCCCCTGTAAACTCTTTGGGTTCTTTCCAGTGATATGAAATACACGTTATGACGGCCGCATCGACATGGGGCTTATAGTACGCCCCGTCATCATAGTAACTCACGAGCGTCTTGTCAGACAAGCGATCGCTCGGGTTTGTTAGGTACCTATAGAACCAGCTTTTGCCTTCGAGGTTCTTTTTGATGGAATCGTGACCAATCTTCCGATTTACGACCAAGATATTGCTCAAGAGTCGGTCCGTATAAATTTCATCCAAAAATAGACCCTTGTTGTTCTTGCGTGGAATACCGTTTGCATCTAGGGCCGCTCCCGTCTTTTTCGGTTCTCGAAACTTCCCTTCAAGAAAGTCGAGTTCGGCCCATACGAGTCTGAGCTCTTCGCTCGTATAGTAATTGCGTATGATACAGAAGGGTACAGGACTCTCGAAAAACTGAAACTTGGGAACCTCGTAGAGTTTCCAGGCGACTGTGATGCGCGTTTCGGTCCCAGAGGAGGGGGCGAGACCTCTGTGTTCAATTCTAGAATCAAATATGAGACCCGTATTCATGACGGCCGTCTGACGCATAAACACGTCACCCGACCGAAACTCAGTCTCTCCACCTTCAGTGAAAGAATTCATGTACAGGAGAAAGGTCCAGGTCCCTTCCTGATTATCATCCACGTGCCAATCTCCATCTTTTCCAACCTCTTGGCCGTTTGCATAGACCCGCTTGAGTCGGAGCGTCTTACCCGTCTTGGACACAATCTTATCAAAGATACGCCTTGAAAAAACGTCATAAGATCCGAGGTCTTTATACATGAAACAGTTTCCAGTCCCGACGGAACTTCCACGGGGAGACCAACCTTCCTTGTCTTGTAATATCTGAAAACATTCATGGTACTCGTCCTGTGTGAGGAGCCCTGGGTACGTTGTGTACATTTCTCTACAAAAAGGTATTGGTTTTAATTATGAATTACACAGGTCCTGAAGCATCTGAGCGACTTATTTTTGCAGATTCGACCAGTAGAGACTCGAACTTGTACCCTTCAGGAAACTCGTACACTCTTCATCTGACTCGGCCTATACGTAACATCGAACGGGTCGACCTAGTGTCTGCCCGAGTACCAAACACCATGTACAACTTGACCAACGGTTCAAACGTTTTTATGTTTAATAATTCGAACGTGAGTCTAAACAGCGGGTTTTACAGCGCACTTGCGCTTGCTCAGGCGGTTACGGCCATATCAGGAAATGCCCCGACTATGGACTATATTCAGTCCGAGGGGCACTATCTCTTCAGCAACGCCTCCGCGTTCACATTCGCGGCAACAAGTCGGGAATTTGCAACTATGGTCGGTTTATCGTACGGGCAAACCTATACCGCTGCGCTCGCAACGTCACTTGACCCGGGCTATTCTGGAAAGTACGTTCTTCGAAGCACAACTCTCGTAGACTTTTCCCTGAACGAGTATGTGTACCTTGACATTGAAGAGCTCCGGACTCCATTCAACGTGGATACTGGAGCGCTTCAAGGAACCTCGGGGACAATTTCAGGATCAAATGCGAACAGGTCCTTTGCGCCCATCATCATGGATGTCAGTTCGGCCTGTATCAAGAATTTTCATGAAAATAAGGACTATCGAGTCTCAGCGGACTACCCTGAGCCCATAAACTCACTCCAGCGCTTGACTGTTCGGTGGGTTGACAAGTCCGGAAACCTCCTGAACTTCCAGGGCTGGGACACCAACTCTTTTATTCTCCGTCTCCACGTGACCCCTGACCCAAAACCCACTCTCCCCCCTCCTCAGCCTCTAGAGGAGATACAAATCAAACGAATCGTGGAGGCGATGAAAGTTCAACCGCCTCCACCACCCGAGCCAAAGAGGCGTTTTCACTGGTGGATTATCATTTTAGTTTTGATTGGAGCTATAGTTGCCTATAAGACGTTCGGGGGCCAACTTGGACAAGTTGGCCCCGGCCCAGCCCCTGGAGGGCCACGAATCGCGCCTGGCCTGGTGTCTAGGCCGTGACGGCATACACAACATCGGATGGGTTCTTGATGGTGACATTACGAGCCACCGCCTTGACGACCATAAACACGACGATGGCCAGGAAGGTCGTAGCAATGGCCGCAACCACGTCACCCTTGACGCCACCGCCAGACTTGATAAACTTCTCCACGACGGCACGGACGGCGTGGAACCAGCTGATGGCCGCCGCGAACGTGAAGCCCATGACAATCATATTGAGGGACTGAGCCTCGAGCTGGAGAGCGACGGAAGACACAACACCTGCCATGTTTTATTATAGGTAAGCAAAAAAACTTTCGGACGGATCCCAAGGAACGGGCCCTGCCGAGTCCGGGCTGGAGGAGTTGAGCTCGGACCCTTTTTCCATCCCTCCAAAGCCCTGAGGTTCTTCTTCATCATCCTCAAAGTCCTCAAAGTCAACAAAGCTTGAGTACTCCTCATCTTCGTCTGAATCACTTATCGTGAAAAACGTATATGTCATTCACCTCTACCAAAAAAGGAGTTTTTGTCAACTGCGTTTTTCAGCGCACGCTCAGCTGGACTTGTTGGGACCCACTGATCCCACGTGTCTGCACACTCATTCATCTTACAGGCCGTGTCATCAGATCCCTCGTACCGGGCCCAGGGGTCATCGGGTGAGGAATCAGTGTCTGATTCCGACTCGGACTCCTCCTCTTCGTCTGAGTCACCATGCGACTCGTCCTCCCAAACCTCGGGAAACAGCGAACCAATCTGACGCCCAGTGACGTTCCTGGCTGCGTACATGAGCCCGTAGCTCATGTCCTGAGCCATTATACAGTTTCGACCGCACGCCTTGGCATAGTGGGCCGCAAGGACCGTTGCGGACTCCATAACAGGCAGGAAAAGGTCCATGGCTGCAGTCTCAATTTGAGACGTATCCATCTCGCCGTCACCTGTACGCATCATACGAAGAAAGAGACGGAGGTCTCTAACTAGAAAAAGTTCGAAAAGGTCACCTTGGCCGAGTTGTTCGAGGTTTCAAGGAAGTTGTATGACACGGCATATACGCGGATATACACGTTCTGAGAGTTGTTTGTAAAGTTCAAGTACAAATTTTGGTTCTTAATTCGTGACAAGTTCACGGACCCTGTCGGGGAGTCCCCCTCGGGGTCGAGACTGAATGAGTACATGTAGAACAAACGGTTAGGAACTCGTGTGTGAAACTCGAGTGACTGAATGATGCGAACAAACTGAGGAGTACCCACTGTGAGATCTATGCGTGAAACTCCATTAAAGTCGAGTTCGAGATTGGCCAAGAGATCAGTCGTTCCTATGGTCTGCGTGGCCGCCGCTGCGGCTCCTGTACTACTATAATCGTACCCTCGGGCTGCATCTTGTTGAAGGACGAAGAACATCTCCTTTACAGGGTTGTAAAATTCAATCTTACACTGAACAGTGCTCACACCAGCCGGGGCAAAAAATTCGTTACGCTGGACCTGTTCAAAAATTTGAAGACGATTTGCACTTGGTATTTGTCCGTCGATTCTCTTTCCCTGAATATAAGCAATCTCACGATCAGACAGGTAAGTGTACTCGATGTTCAATTGGGCCGTAATGGGCGTTGTTATGAGTGTTGGCGGACTCGTGAAAAAGGTTGTTGGGTTCCAGACGATGCGAATCGTCACGGGCTCTTTGAAGGCACACAAAGGGAGACCCTTGACGAAGCTCGAAAAGGGAAGAGGAATTGTGTATGCACCCTGAGGGACCGATGAATACGTCAGGTTCTTGCCATCCAAGAATGAAAGGGCAGGCTGTTTCCCCTTGGGAATGGTCAAGTCGTACAACATCTCGATGTATTCTCCATAGAGCCGTTCGATGAGCTCGGAGCCTATGTATAGTTCGACGTACTGAAACATAAGAGTTCCTACAGAGTCGAGGACATTGACGCCAGTCGGGAAAAAGGTCTGTTGGCCAGACAAGGCACCCGGGAACTGTATATACAGGAGCATATTCGTAATGAGGTCTCCGGACTTGGGGATAATCCTGTGATTTTCAGAACCGAATGTAACACCTGCTTCATCGAATATAACTTGGTCAAGACGAGATGAAAACTGGGTCTGACCTTGGTATTTTTCGATGAAATAGGTGACTTGAGGGTCACTACTGAGTGAAATGTCTTCCTGGCCGAGGAAAACCAAACTGGCACGACCGGCCATACTTATAAATCTGCAGGAAAAAAGGAAGAGGCGCTGAGCGCCTCTTTTGCCCGAAGGGCGCCGCCGTTTGAAAGAGGTCGCTACGCGACTGGTCTCAGTGAAACATAATACCGGCAATTCCGTTTTCAACACGGAGGATGTTCTGACTTATAGCGATGACCCTGAAGTTCTTTGGAGGGTAGTTTGAATTTGCGTTGAAGATATTCATTTCAAGAAGTACCTGTTGAATACGGCTAAAGTTCACCTGGCCAGAGGAAAGCGTCTCAAAGGGAGTCCTCGAAAAGGAGTACATGTAAAACTGACGGCCGAAAATCTGTTGTTGGGGCGGGGGAGGCTTGGAGAAAAAGTTGATGTGCTTGAGAAATGGTTCAAGGGACCCGAGGTACAGGTTATTTGTCGTACTTGTCAGGAACACATCTTCACCGTTGAATGACATACCCAGGCTCACGAGACCATTTCCCGAATAGTCATAAGCGATGTTTGTCTGAGGCTGTATGATGAAAAAGAGCTCTTTGATGGGGTTATTGAATTTTAGTTTGAAAATAGAGGTTTGAAAGTTTTGGGGGAGGATAAACTGGTCATACTGACACTGGGTTATGACATAGTCCAACTGATGACTCTGGAACCAATCAATCTCCGGGTTCGACAGGTACACGTACTCTGTAATGATTGTTGCGTTAAGAGCTGGATTTGTGACGGCAACGGATGTCAAGTTGGAAAAGTTGTTAAAAGTGACCCAGACCTCCACGTCTTGACGCCCGAGTGCCACGATGGGCAAAGAAAGCTCGGGGTTTCCGTAAAAGTAATATGGAAGGTTCACATAGTACGTACGGCCAGGTGGCGGGACACTTGTTTGTGTGTCGTATTTTCCAGTAAGAAGCTGAAGGCCCGGTTGATTCTCATAGGGAACGTTGAGCTCGTTCCAAACCTCTATGTATTCACCTGAAAGACTCTGGATTGTCTGTCCACCCACCTTGAGGTCTGCATTCACGATAGCAAGGGTCCCAACGGAGTCGTAGTACGCAAAGGTTCCACCAAAGTTACCAGACGTGACGGGGGAAGCAAGAGGCGTCACCGAAATGAAAGTGCCCGGTTGGACCAACCCCCCGGACGGGGTCGTGACGACTGTAATCCCGTACGAGGCTGTGTTATCGGAGATGTGAAAGGGGACGGATATGGTATAGGGCGGTGATGCGGAGTATGAAAGAGTCGGGTTATAGTACTGTAAAAAGTTCGAGTCACTATTTGTGATGATGATATTTGAAACAAAATTGGTCGTGTAGAAGACGCCTGTAATCATGTAAGACCCGACGTTCGAAAAGACAAGGTTCCCCGATGGGTTCACCGTGACGAAAGCCTTGGAGTTTCCGTTTGACGTGAAGTTGTTCGCCAAATTAAGAGGAGTAGTGAGAGTTGTTGAATTAGACTGAAGCAAGATGCCGTTATACGGCACGACGATACTGGGAAAAGTACCTGCCGTAACCCCTGTCTGTGTTACAGCGAAAAATGAATTATTTAATAACAAATTTGAAGTTGAAGATCTCTGGGTCGCGACGTTTATGAAGTAATTTGATGTGTTACTTGCAACAATAGGTATAGAAAAAGCATACGTGGGGTTACGACCTTGTTGGGACATATCATACGTGTAAGAACTCGTTGTGTTTCCGACCGTTACGTTTGTGACGTATATTTCAGATAGGTTACTTGTGATAGCATTTGAAACGCTCAGGACTCCTGTAACTATATACTGACCATCTATACTAAAGTTCAAGTTTGATGTCTTTGTCAGAGTGACGGTAGAATTCAGAGGGGAAGATGTATTTGAATACAAAAGAACACGTGACCCGTATTGTGAGTTTGCGGATGTAAGAGTGATGTTATTCGAGAGTGGGTAACAGTCGTTAGCCCATGTTCCTGACATGTACGTTCCGTTTATAAAGTTCCCTCCACTATTGGTTGTTATGTAAAAGGAATAATAAGAACCCGAGGTTGTAACAAGTATAGGAATAATAGCAGGTGATGAAGGGGTTGGAGACACCGTAAAGGTTTGTGTATAAGCAAAGGTTGAAGGAATTGTACCTGATGTATTATCAATTCCAGAGACGGAATAACTCAAAGAGAGAACCGAGCCAACATCCAAGTTGAAACCGGCCCGTACAACGTAGTATCCAGTTGTGTTGAAAATAATGCACCCTCCGGCCGATACCTGGAAAATACCAGTCGAATCGTAAACTGTGAATAATTGCTTATTTGAAATACTTTTGTTCAAGTTTAGATACTGTATAGAATTCGTTAAAGGGAAAGGGTTTATTAAGGCGACGTAAAACCCCGTGAGCGTATTCACGACTTGACCGGCCGTTTGGACCCAGCCGGCCTGCTGGAGGGTGAGTGCTGGCGTTACAGTATTTGATGTTGCGGTATAAACAAGGTTTCCGTAAGTGTCCGTGTAAGAGTATCCCAAAGGATCGAACCCCCAAAAGACACCCGAACCTGCATTGTTTGCTGTGTACGTCGACTGAACAATCACATTCGAAAGACCGACGCCTCCAGTTGAATACGTAAAGTTGAAGTAATTTGTATTTGAATTGTACGTTCCATATGTAGGAAAAAATGAAGAGGCCCACGTTGTGTATCCATTTGTAGAGTAGTAAGGGACGTTAAAACTTCCCGACTCGGGGACTATAGTTCCATTTGTCAGACCAAACCATAGTTGAGGAACGTTTCCTGCACTTGGGGCCAGGGGCCACGTCCAGTCACCGCCAGGATTGTAGAGTGCCGGAAGTATGAGTTTGAGTGTAAGTCCTCGTATGAGATCTCCTTTTGGTGGAATGTGACAAATACTCGTTCCGCCGTACGTCAAATACTGATCATTAAAAGGGATGTCGTACGCTTCAAGGACAAACGGTGTGTGCCTCTTGTACATTCCTGAAAAGTACGTCACTTGCGGCTCGCCGGTCAGATATGCATCTTGTTGTCCAAGGGCGGCGAGCTGTATGTATCCGGCTGACATGAGCCCGCCTCTAGTACTTGAAAATATTTGTTTCGGTCTATGTTGCGCGCCCCAGGCCACTTCCTATTTTGTTTTGAAAATACAGGAAGGAGGATGTCTTTGGCACTCCGAAAGTTCGACCCATCCAAGATGGGCGACGACAAGGTCTGCGTCTTTATAGGGAAGCGTGGAACGGGAAAGTCGACGCTCGTCACGGATATCCTGTGGCACAAGAAACACTTGCCGGCCGGTATCGCCATGTCAGGGACGGAGGAAGGGAACGGGTACTACAAGCAGTTTATTCCAGACCTCTTTGTGTTTGGAGACTATAACCGTGATGCCCTTGAGAAGATTATAGAGCGTCAAAAGAAGCTCTTGGCGATAGGGAAGTGCAGTCCGGTCTTTGTCCTTATGGACGACTGTATGTACGACCGGTCCTTTATGCGTGACGTGGCCATCCGCCAACTCTTTATGAATGGACGTCACTGGAAGATCTTTTTCATGATGACGACTCAGTATTGTATGGACATGACCCCTATGATTCGTACCAACGTGGACTACGTCTTTGCGCTTCGTGATAACGTTCGACAGAACCGCGAGAATTTGTACAAGGCGTTCTTTGGGGTCTTCCCAACCTTTGATCAGTTTTCACAAGTCATGGACGCCTGTACCGAGAATTACGAGTGTTTGGTCCTAGACAACACGTCCAAGTCGAACCGTATCACAGATTGTGTCTTTTGGTACAAGGCGCCCATCAGGCGAAACTTCCGGGTCGGGTCCCCGGCGTTCTGGCAGTATCACCAGAGACACTATAACCCACGGGCAGCACAGAGACCTGCCCAACCCGAACCGGCCGTCAAGAGGCGAGGCGGGTCCGTGAATGTAGTCAAACGCGCTTGACCTCCTTTGTTAATTTCCTCTTAAAATTCAGATGCTCACATACGATCCAAACGTAAGTGGACTCATTAACGAGATTCCAGAAAGGGAAGAGATGCCCGTCAACGAGGAGATTGCTCGCCAAGCCTTGAACCGTGACCCTGAGACTGCGACGAAAACCGTTCCAACCGGGTTGTTGAAGAATTATCAGCAGGAAAAAAAGATTGATGAATCTCAAATGGCTGATTTTTCTACTCCAATTGAGGAGCTTATGCAAAACGAGGTGGCTGGTGGGTCACCATACGCTCCTCAGCACCCCCAGGCGCCTTCAGCGTCCCGCAAGCACCAGGTGAGCGAGGGTGAGGCAGGGGAGTCTAGCCGGTCCTCCTCCAAGAATCCTTTCGGTCTCACGGATGAGCAGTTCCAGGCCCTGATTGCAGGTGTGGCGTCCGTGGTTGCCTTCTCCAAGCCTGTTCAGACTCGGCTTCGTACTATGGTTCCCAAGTTTGTGGGTGAGTCCGGGGACGTCTCGCTCACAGGCATGGCTGTCACGGCCCTTGTTGCGGCCCTTGTGTTTTACATTATCAAGAAGTACGTGATTGAGCGGGCCTAGGCTCCATCTTTCACCGTGTCCCCGCAATACTTGCGTTCCCCATCTAGTGTGTACAGGCCGTTTTGAACACAAAGCTTTTTGAGCGCCTCAAAATTATCCCAGAAATGTGTCGTATGATCGTACTCGGGTACGGACATATGTGCCAACTCGTGAATAAGTACATACATAGCCGAGTTTACATCGTCTCCGTCCAGACAGATGTAAATTTCGTACCCCTTGTTCACGTTTGAACCTATAGGCCCCTTGGACTTGTCCCAACCACTCATACCCGTGAGTATAGAAGGTTTCAGGACTCCTTTCCACATGGGGTCGCCTGTCTGACGGAGCATAGCCAGAGTGGCCCAGTATCTTCGTTTGAGTTCTGTCAGCATGGGAGGTTCCTGGTGAAACCAGAATATCAAAAGTAAAAACATAAACAAGATTCCTGCGACGATCGGCCAGATCATCTTACCTACTCTTACGAAAGACAAATTTTGAGTACAAATCGGAGATGAGACCTGTTGGCTCGGGAAGCATGGGTTCCCACATGACCAAGTCGAGCCCGAGAACCGCGAGGTCCTGGACCAACACGGTGGAGTCTAGGACGGGCTCCTCCCGACCACCGTCTGCATAGAAAGGCCCATCAGCTAACCGAACGTTCAGACGGCGCCCACCCTGAAGCAGTGCAAACTCGTTGCCCAGAGAGTCTTTGAAGTGTCCGTACTGGTCCACGAGCGCCTCGGCTCTGGCTTTCTCAGGCACAACGCCGATAAGCAGACCGTTCGGGTTCAGGCCACACGCAATCGCCTTGAGAGAGGCTCGATACAGAGGAGGGTCTTCGCAAATGTAGTGGAGCGAAAAGTTGTAACATATGACATCAAAAGGACCGGCAAAAGCCGCCTGAAT